AATACCCGTAAATGCACTCGTGCCATTGCCAAATAATACACCAGTTAATGTTACCGCACCCGTGCCTCCTCTCGCAACTGGCAATGTACCGCTTGTGATTTTACTTGCACTTAGGTTAGGTATGTCATCACTCACTAATGCCCTAAATGTCGGCACACTCTCCGCACCGCTTGTTGGCCCACACCATACCGTGTTAGCTAATTGATTGACTAACCCAACTTGCAACGTGCCACTTGAAGTGATTGGTGAGCCAAGGATTGTAAATACACCCGATGGCACGGTCATTGCTACGGAGGTGACCGTACCACTACCTGGACCAGCAGTCGGTGGCTCTTGATTAAAATTTCTTCCTACCTCTTTTACAAATCTTGACATATATTACCAGGTACCAAAATTAATTGATGAAGTCTTTGTCCATAAACCCGTACTACTAACATATTGCAACACATCGCCATCACTTGCATTCATAGCACTTACATCCTCTAACTGAACCAACCTATTTATATATGATCCACCACTCACACTATCACCAATATTAATATAGATAGGTGCTGGTGCAGTTACTTTTACATACACATTACTTGTAGATGTAGTAACCTTTATAATAGGCTGAGTGATATTATAATTTATCTTTATATACATCTTATGATGTTATTTGAGATTGGACTTGAATATAACCTTGCATCCAAGTATAAGTACCACCAGCAGTGGTAACTTGCAAATCATAAATAAATTCGCCTTGTGGATATGCAGCGGTGGTAACACTTGATAAAGTCACTGTCCTTTGGTTAGTCGCACCAACCACAAAGTCTGCATTAGTCCAAGTAAACTGAGTGGTACCAGCACTATTTTTAGCCATTAGCTTAAAGGTATCACTTGCAACATTTATTGCAGTGGTCTCGCACTCATCTTCCCAAAATGATAATGGCAATACATAAGTATCGCCTTGTCTTATCGCTGGTAGGTTAAATTCTGGTATCATAATCTATCTGCTTTATCTTTTAATTCCAATTTTATGTCTTGCAAAGCGTCAAAAATCTTCCCCAATTTCTCTCCAATCTCATCCTCTTTTTTCTCAAGGGTGCGGACACGAAGATCAAGTTCTCTCAACTTAATCTTCATATCCGTAAACATCTTCGACAATGCCATTGCAAATGCAATAGTCTGAATAATTATCGTCACAATCACCCCTTGCTCCATCTCTTACTTTTTAGCGTCACTTGCAAAAATGCCCACTAAAAGCATTCCAAGACCAGCTAAGACCATCTTCCAATCATTAGCCATTGCGCCTTCCCAAATCATAGGTAGTCCAGCTACCGCACCAAAAAGGCTTGTCTTTACATTTTCCATCATTTGTTTCATATTATTGATTTTTATATTGCTATATATGCCGCCAGGACACTTGTGCCATTAAGCGATGAACCTAAATTAATTACGGGACCAGCACTAACGGTATAGTTATAATACCATTTGCCTCCATATCCAACCGCAACAAGTTTATGAGTAGAAGTACTACGAGGAGTTATTGTACCACTTGCAACAGTATAAGTATCAACAACAGTTAATTCTGTAAAATTTCCACTTACTTGTAGTGTAAAGTTATAAGTAGGTGTTCCTGAGTAGCTTGACTCAAGTGACAAACTTTGCAGTATGCAAGAAAACTTATACAATTTATAATTATTTTGCGGATCTATCAAATCTAAATATCCAATATACGATGTATCGGTAGCCTGAATGAAGCTATCAAAAAAGGTAATTGGTTGCATATTTGATTGGACAATTTTGACAAGACCAGACCCACTAATGGTAGCAGTTTGCCTACCATTTATATATTCTCTATAATTAGTATTTGTTTTTGGTGCAAGTTCAATTAAATCCTTTGTTATAGATATACTTGAACTACTTGCACAAGCAAATGGATATACGTTACCACTACCATCAGTAATGGCTAAAACAAGACCTTCCGTTTTTACTATATCTGCCATTATTTATATATATAATCTTTTAAATATGTTGGATAGTCTGTCTCATTCTCAAAATCTCTATCTTGGTCATAAATCTCTTGTAGTGTTGCACTCCAAGTAGAGTTAGCAAAGTCTATTTCTTTTAGATTTGATATAATATAACTCTTATTTGGGTCATCATCTACAAATTTAATTGTATTAATTAATCCAATAACCTTATCACTTCCTCCATCATCCCATTTCAAACCAAAGAAATTAGCATCTATTTTATTTCTAAAAAACCTATTTTGCTCCCATTGAGCAATTAGATTCTGCTTTTTAAAGCTAAACTCTTCAGCATTGTATCTATACCTATACCAAGTAGGGTCAGTAAGCTCACCAGCGCTATCATACAATGAACCCATAAATTTTGGGTTAGGCATATCTGCCAAATAGATAGTATCATAAAAGTTAGCTCTAATATCCTCAGGCTTGGTAAATCTATCTAAATCACCAGAAATGTTTAAAGTAGTCAACCCATTTAAGGATGCTTGTAACCTTAGTTGCAACTGTGAGAAATTACCGCTATAACTTAAATTTGATGTATTATGTAGCAATAATCTAACGATGCCATTTGCTGGCATAGGCTTAGATAATGCACTTATTTCATAATATCCGTTTTCGTTTGTTGCAGTTTCGGGAGGAGTAAATTTAATATAAGGTATATTTGCTACACTCCAAGAATCCCAAGTTGATGGTGCAATCTTCCAAACACCATTGCTATCCATACCAGCTCTAAACTGAGGTGATGCATCTGCCTTAAATAAGACTTGAGCAACATTAAATGTTGGAGTAGGTGCAGTAAGCACACCAGTCTCATTCCATCTCCATAAAAATGATATGTCTAATACATCACCTTTAGTAACTTTAATGTCGCAACTTTGCAACCAGTCAGCACCAGATGTCGTACCAGTTGTCTCATAAGGTAAATAAGCAAAGCTATCTATAACATTACCAAAAGCATCTAATTTATCTTTTCTATAATATGATGCAGTTATGGGTGTTGGACTTTCTCTTAATCCTTTATATGCATTCCAATCAAGTATGCTATATGTTTTAGTTGTTGATGTACTTGATAATAAAGAACCTCTTTTAAAGTTCTCATTACAAAGTAACTCAGATGGATAGTCATAATTTATATTAATCTGATCTACCTTTGTAGGTCTTTTTATAAACCTTAACATTGTAGGAGCAATAGGTTTCACAGACTCATTTACACCTACATTTATATCAAATCTTTTTGTATAAATATCCCAAGGTACTGGGAATTGCAAAAATTTATATTGAAATAGTCTTAAGTTATCTGTGTCTGGTATATAATATTCTTCAATTCTAACTATGTACCAAGCGTTATTATATTGAAATAATGTTTGTGAAAAAGCCCTATTAATTCTTTCAAGAACACTATATTCATCTAAATACTCTCCATCACCTATTGAGAATGTTCTTGGGTCAACGTAAACTTGGTCAAGTGATGGGTAATTATCATCCATATAAGTATTAAATAAATTATTTAATATCCATAATGTTTGATATTTAGCACTACCTACTTGTACTAAGTCCTTAACACAATAACGAATATAATTAGTAATATATTCGATAGATGAAATTTCAAAACCATCATCATCAGTCAATGGTATAGTTTTTAAAGAACCTAAGTTTTCACTTGCTCTTAATGTTATAATATGCTTAGTATCTTCCCAAAATTCTTGAAATTCATCTTGTAATAAATACCCACTCCAATAAACATTTGGACCAAGCTCGCCACCATAATAAAATTTTACTAAACAGTAAACATCATTATTTCCTAAAAAGTCATCTATTGATACAGTTGTCTCAGATATAAAATTTATTTCTGCTTGTTGTGGTCTTAATGGTTTATATATATCTTCATCTGTATTAAACTCCCTAAGTATAAATGGTCTACTTGCTGGATTTAATTGTATAATATCACCAGAATAGCCATCAAAAGACATTTGCACTTTGCAAAAATCTCCTTCTTTGCTATAAAATTTAATCTCATATTTAGTATTATACGCCATTAACCTATTCTATTAATTTCTTGATTACCTCTATTCAATACCCCAACTAATTCAGTGCCTCTAATTACAAAATTAACTGTACCACCTGGATTTGTAAAAGGGGATGGTCTTATATTATCAAACCTTGACCTTTGCCTTAAAGATGGCAAAAGACCACCAATATTTGATAAAAATGAACCACCTTGACTAAAAGCACCAGCTATTGGTCCTCCAGCTAATCCAGCCAATATTTCAATAATTTTAGTTGCGGCTATTTGTGCAACAAGTCTTTTTAAATTTGATAATACTATTTTACCAAATTCAGCAAATGATATTCTTCCAGTATTTAAAAACTTTTCAAATGCGCTTGACAATGGATTGAAAAATACATTGTCTATTGTTTCTTTAGCTAAAGCAAATGATGCAAGTATTTGTTGTTGGTCAATAAATTGTTGATTAATATTTATTTTTGGAATTGTTTGCAATTCCTTTGTTATCAATAATCTTCCTTCTCTATTTGCCTTAACTAATTCTTGAACTGACTTTACATTTAGCCTTGTTGCACCTACTACAAACTTGCTAAAATTTTCTGCGCTATCAATTACTGGCTGATTTTCAAATGACTTTCTGCTTTGTTCAGCCCACTTTTTATTAAAGTCAATGCTATTTTGTAATTCTTGTTGCTCCTTTTTTAAATTTTGAGCCTTTAATTGCAACTGATAATTTATACCAGCTATTCCATTTGTAATTGGTGATAACTGATTTAAATACGTTTCTTGCTCAGTCTCTAAGTTTTTAATTCCTTCTTGTACTTCTTTTAAAGAACTACGAGTATTATCTAACTGTAATTTATATGTATTTATGCCTTGCTCAGCTACCTTAGCAGCAGCTGGTTGGTCTCTTAATGACTTATTATATTTATCTAACTCAACTTTTTCTTGCGCTAATAATTTAGTCTCCTCTAATCTCTTTTCTGCTAATGTAGTAGCTGCTTTATTTAATGCACTCGTAATTCCAGCTTCAGTAATCTTTAATCTTGTTCTTTCTTTTAAAGATTCATTATTTGCATTAAGCAATGCTATGCCATCAGCCGTTAAAGAATTCTCTTCACTTATTCCTGAAAGTACATCAGGTTGTACTGTTAATAATTCATTATAAGCTGCAAGTCTTTGGTCTTGTGGTAATTTTAAATTCTTTAGTGTAGATATTAAGGCTTGAGCCTTGCCATCCTCTACTGTTAAATTACCAGTTGTAGATGCTACTGCTTCGTTTAACGCTTTTTGAGATTCTGTTAATAATTTATTCCTACCAGTTATAGCATCTATTGCCTCTCCAAAGCTGCCATACTTTTGAATTAAAAATGTAACTGCTGCCGTAACAACACTAAAACCCAGGAATATACCCGCTGGACCTTTTAATGATTGCCCTAACTGACCTAAAGCACCAGTTACACCTCCACTTGATTTTGTTAATTCACCAAATGATGAAATAACACCTGGTAAGTTATTTTGAATACCAATAAAACCAAATGGTAAATCTTGTGCGACAAGTGATAAACTTGTTAAAGCAGTTCTTGCTCCCTTAGAAGAGTCAACAACTTTTGTTACACCCTTTGTAAAACCTCCACTTGCTTGTGAAAAGTTATTACCTAAATTATTTACATTCTGTAATTGCGACTCAAGCTTTTGTATTTCTTTATTTAATCTTGCAATTTGTGTTGCACTTTTAGATGGGTCTAAAACTATTTTTTTCTGATTTAACTCATCTATTCTTTTTCTTAATCCTAATATAGAATTTGCTGGATATTCCTCAATAGCCTTTCCAAAATTCTTTACATCTCCTTCTAACTCTTTTAAAGTTTCTTTTAATGCATTTAATTGTAATTTCTGTGCATCAGTAACTAAATTAAATGGAGTAGAAGCTATTGTTGTAGATAGGGTTTTTATTGCACCCTTTACATCATTAATAGATTTTGTAAACTGACTTACATCAGCACCAATGGGTAATATTAACGCATTTATGTTTTCTGCCATTTTGTTAATCTATTAAAGACTTCTCTATACTCTTCATCCTTTGGCTTTTCTTTCTCATCACCTGGTAATTCCCACAATGCCTCTGGTGTTTTTGGTGCGCTCTTAGGGTCTCCCATCAGACGCACCATTGTAAACATCAATAGTCTTGTCTGCCTATAACTATCAACTTTTTTTTCTTGATATCCACTCATCATCAAGAAATAATGTTTTGCGCTCATAGCAAAGAAATCACGTGGGAGTAATTGAAGTTCACCAAAGGCAAATGCTTCTATTTCTTCCCACGAGATATCTTTTTTTTTGAAGTATCTTCTACTTGAGTGTTTTTTATGATTTCATTTTCTGTCCAAACTTTAAGAACTTCTTTAAGTTCGTTCAAAAAATCTTCATTTTTTAAGTTAGCCTCTATGTAGTCTACAAAATATTCAAATTTATAACTTGGCACTATTTCTTTTACAAGGCAGTTATTGTAATATCCAGCATAAATTAAATGAGCAATTCCTATTTCATTAAGCTCACCATCGTTAAATGCAATGCCTTCTACAAATTTATCAGACAAATATCTGAAAGAAGCCATCCCAAATTTAAGTCCGACCTTTTGGTCGTGAATAGTAATAGTAGTATAGTTCATAAGTTAGTTTATGCTGGGTCAACATCCAAAGCACCAGTAGATTGGATTGTTCCAGAGAAGTTTATAAATTCAGTAGTTGATTGATTCCAAGTCAAATCGGTAATGTAACCGCTAAATCTGTGATAGTAGGCAGTACCTTCACTTGAACCAGTTACAGTTGGGTTTTGAACTCTAACCATAACAATAGTCTTGTTCTTTACGCAAGTCAATAAATCTTCATAAGAGATTTGTGCTCCAGACGGAGAAACTTCGCAAATTGCATCGAAGTCTAAGCTCATAAGAGGCTCTGCAACACTTGTTAATACTCCGCAGTTAGTCTGCTCAGTTGTTGCATCCATAGTTGTATTAACTGAAGATGTTCTCAAGCAAACAAGGTTTTTGAAACCAGTTGTACCAACATTGGTAATATCGATTTCAATGTTTTGTAATGATCCTAATACTTGTCCCATTTTTACTTTTATTTTTGGTTAACTAAATTGTTTATTGTTATAATTTTTCTTGCTACATAATTGTCACCATCTTGCAATGGTAAATATCTTGAACTTGATCTGCCAATAGGGAATACCTCGAAATTAGCATCATCAAATCCATCTACCTGAGTATCAGGTATAAGTATATTTAAAATTTGTGATGCAATACTATCAACCACTCCTAAATCATTTACTCTATACTGCTCACTAAATATATCAATCACTACTTCTACATTGTTACCAAATGAATGGTTAGTGTTGTCACTAACTTCATTTATATTACCTATGACTACATAGTTTTGTGGTGTAGTATCAAATGGAGTCTGTCCATACACTGGCACATCTTTGCCATTGTAAGACAAGTTGCCATTTAATGCATTAACATATATCACTCTCACATTATTACTACAATCAAGCATTTTTGCTTAGTATTTTTGATATTCTTTCTACTAACTTTGGTATTTCTTTTCTTATATTAGGATAAAAAAATGGTTGTGCTTTCATATTTCCATCCTTTTTCCCTCTATATTTAATAGCAATAGCTTTAAAATAATCTGAATCTTCCAAGCTATTTAATTGTTTTCTTGCATAAGGGCCAGTACCAAATTCAACATAAGCAGCATAAGGTACATCAGCTCTTAACTCATAAGACAATTTATTTGGCTCATCCCAACTTATACTATCTGCAAGTCTACCAGGCGTAGAACCTAAAACACCAATAGGAGCATCTCTTTTAGCATCTTGGGCTATCTTAGACATTGACTTTCTAAATTCTTTTTCAATCTTATCAATACGTTGAATAAACGCATCATCCAATTGTTTCAAAGAATTATTTAGTCCTCTTATATTTAGTGCTTTTCTTGCCACTATATAACTACTTTTTTATATTGATGATAGTTAAGACCATCCCAATATGGGTATTGTGAAATACTTGCTTTAGGATCAGCGTTCATCTTCTTACCTCTGTTCTCATACATCCAAGCCACAAGCGTTAAGATGTCGTTCTCCAAATCTGCTGGGATGCTACCATACCCAGCTTGGTAAGTAATCTCATAAGTGCCACCCATATAGAACCACAACTTATTACCTATCTTCTCGTAGTCCTCATTTATATCTAAAGTGTCCCACATATTTATCCCACTCTTGTATCTAACCAAGTCAATACATCCAAGTGGTCCATAAGGCAAATCTACCATCCAAACCGCCGGTACTTCACCAGTTAGTTCAATATAACTCTTAATTGTCTTGTTGACAAGTGATAAGCCAGTCAATTTCTCCAAATGCTTTCTTGAGCTTGTGATAAGCTCGTCAATCAAAGTATCGTCAGTATT